GAACTAGGTTCGTTATTCAATAGTTCTTCAGTTACTTTTATTTTTTGGTACGTTGCCGGCATATGTATTATTCTGGGTAGAATTTATTCAAGCGCTCAATCTCTCTGAGCAAACACCAAACAGCTTTACTGTAGTCCTTCTCTGCAGGCTCTCCTGGTTTTCTCCCTGCTCTATAGATGTACTGCATGGCTTGAGCAACGTTCCCTGGGAAGTGCTCGCTGATGTCAATGCAGGATATTCCTGTAGGGTGCCAATTATAGTAATCTGGCTGGTTTATCGTGCTGTCGAATTGTTTAGGGTCTATCATAAATTATTAATTATTTTTTTCCTTAGCTGCGTCAATTTATTGTAATAGGTTCTTGGAGCTTTACCGTGACTGGCCGCGATTGTTTTAACATCGTGACCATCAACGTATACAGCCAGCAGTAAATCTACCATATCTTTAGGCAACGTGAGTAGTACATTTTCTATACGTTCGTAAATTTCGTTGTAAGGCTCTTCAGGTTGCATGGTTCGCTTTACAGCTAGCTCATATGTCTCCCCATAACTAAGGCGGTCTCTTCTTTTAAGTACTCTTGAGAAATTGCATAACTCATACCGACTTATTTGGATTGCCCATTTAAAGAAGTCGGTACCTGCCTTAAATGTATCATACTTCCTCCACATGGTAACGGCGGCGCGCTGCATAACATCCTCGGCATCATGCTTGTAGGTAGTTAGCGCTGCAATACAGGTCACCAGGTTATTTCTGTGTGTTTGTAGGTTGTGATTGAACTCGTGCAGTCTTTGACTGTCGGTGTTAGTTGGATTCATAATTCTTTAGTATCGGGGCTAAAAAGCAAGAGGCGCAAATGTACCTTGACTCCTTCAACGGATCCAGTTCTGGTCTGGATGTTTCTAGAAGCTCTTTGGCCCACATCGCCATAAGATCAAGTTCCTTTTTAAGCTTTTCTAGTTTTTGTTCAAGTGCTTCTGTATTTATCGTCATAAGTGTTTAAGTTAAATTACTACAAACTGATTAAATGCATCTTGCATTAAACCTAAGTAGTTTTGGTGGTTGTTACAAATGTCCGAGTAGCTGGGTCGTTGAAAACTCAACAGCTCGCTTGTCACAAAGCAATTGTTGTTTGGTAGATAATCTTTAGCAAGGTACACATCAATTGCATCATACCTTGCAACTATACTGTCGCTCCAGTGTAGTGTTGTATCAAAGCCCTGCATTAAAGCCTGCAAACCCTTCCTAGAGTAAGCTACGCTGTGTGTTGTAAAAGCGCTTTTGAGCTTTAATAAGTCTTTTGAGTGTTTCTCTACAGGTCTAGTATAGAACTGGTTTGTGAGTGTCGCTCCTAGGTACAAAGCATCCCAGTCTTTAGGTAACTGCGATAAAGCTGCTTGAAGTTTACTATTAGTGTATTCCGCCCCTCGAGGGAAATACAGGTCATCTTCACATATCAACACCGTACTGTATCCATCAGCCAAAGCTTTCTCTACGGTACTACAAATTGCTTTAGCGCAACCCAACCTACCTGACGAAGCTACGACACCAGGCACACGTTCATATGTGTATATACCCAGCGTTTCAAATTCTTGCGCCGCTTCTTGCCAGCGGTCAGGCCTGGAATCTAAGTTAATGCAATATACTTTATCGAAAAAGTTAAATGCACTTATCATATTATTATACCATTAACTGGGTAAATATCTTGCCAGGTTTGTAGCCCATTTGGACCAAACCATTTAGCTGGAAAGATAACTTGTTTTTCTGTGTAGTTGGATAGGTAGGCTGACCACCAGCCAAACGTAGAGTTTGCACATATAAAGCTACGACACAGAGAAGCTGTCCATAGCTGCTTCCAGTCAGGTACGTTAGCATACAGGAGCTTATCTTTAGGTAGGTATTGCGACAAGACATCTCTACACCAAGCATAGTCATCGGACACTATAAGATAATTCTCTGGATTGGTGCCAGAGTTAATCTCAATAGCTTGTCTCAAATATTCTTCAGTTGTGGGTGGGTGTATGTCGGGATATTTGAGGTAGTCTCCTCTACGTACAAAGACAGCTGCAGTATTACCTTTCAGCTGTGGGAACTCTAGTAGCAGCTCGGCTTTCGTATTTTCAGGAGGAGAAAACAACTCAACTACCTCTTGGCGATACGCACCAAAATACTTCTCGCTTTGAAAATAGCCGTGAAATTTTACGGACTTTTCCCATGTAGGAGTAATTTCACTATACCCAAAGCCTGCTTCGTGTAACTGTAACCAATTATGAGGCAAAGCTTCTTCTGCGGTGAGGTGTGTGAAGTCTACCCGCTGTAATATATTTGAACTGTAGTTCACCGCCTGCCTCTCAGGGAATTGTTCCAACCACACTACATGTAAATCAAACTTAGCAGTAACTGAGAATCCTGCTTGTTGTGCTTTAAGTGCTTGAGTGTAGGCATGAGCTATTTGGAACATCTGATTACCTAACCCACCCATTAGCTGTGCCGAGCTATACATACAGGTTTTAGACATCCTCCAAATATTTGTCTACAGCCTCAGCAGCCGCCTTGTATTCAGATGTATGTTCAGCTACTGGAAACACACCAGTCTCCCAGAAAACTTCGCGATCGTCTCGGTCGTAATCCATGACAATAAACTTGCCTTCAGGTATAGCTACATTATAAGACTGTACATTGACAGACCAGTACGTACAGGTTACTTCCTTATTTTTTGTTTTCTTAGGCATTGTAAATTAAGGCTTGTTGGCTTCCATCATTACTTCATTTGCGTAATACACGCTTAGCGTCATCTTACCGTGTTCATCAGGGTGCTCGAACTCGTATAGAGGTTTTATAGGCTTCCCTGACGTATCTGTGTTGTATATTTCTACACACCTACCTAACCCAAAATAATTGCCGGTAGGTTCATTCTCGTCTTCGTAATTAATATAGTAGAATTTTCCTATTTGCGGGATCATATAAAAATGGTGGGTAGTGTGGGGATCGAGCCCACCGAGGTGTTAGCCGCCAGATTTACAGTCTGGACCGTCTCCTTAACGGTATACCTACCCAGTTAATTAAACTTGTATATATGTATGTAGATCAAACATAAAGATATGATCTTTCGTGGTTCGATATACGGTACATGGTTTATTGTAGGCAGCTGCCACGAGTGTACCTCCTGAATGCTGCGCTACGAATTCTTTTGCGGATGTGATTATATCCACCCATTCAAAGATATTAGAAGAATACACGCTGCTGCTGGTTGGGGGACCCTCACAGTTTACATACACAGCCTCTGGATAGTTAGCTTTGATTGCGTCTACGGCTGTATCACTGTTGCCGTGGCGCGCCTTGAGGTCTACCACAACTTTAGAGCTCAGCTCCTCTATTTTTTTAGGTACATAGTATAACTTGGGGCGTGAGTTAAAAATTTTACCTAATATTCTTTCCTCGGCCTGAGGAATCACACCTATCCCACCACGGTTTCTCGGGTCGATATTACCTGGAGCATCTACGAACCCTTTAATATAAGGATTACATTCCCATACAAGTTTTTTTATGTCCTGGTTTCTGTATTTATTATCGTTAGATACGTATACGTCGATACCTAGCGAGTGGGCTGCTTCAGGTATTGTGCTGTATTGTAAATTATCTCCTAGCCCTCCGTACGGTTGCGCTATAATTATCATACCTCTTTAAATAATCCTGAAAGAATGTTTGAAGTCTGCCCGTCTCCTTAACGGTATACCTACCCAGTTAATTAAACTTGTATATATGTATGTAGATCAAACATATACAGTTGGTCTTGCGTGGTCCTGTAAACCGTACAGGCTTTGTTGTATGCTGCCATGACCACTGAACCCCCAGAATGCTGGCACACGAATTCTTTTGCGGATGTGATTATATCCACCCATTCAAAGATATCGGATGACTGTATATTGTTGTCGCCGGCTGAAGCAAAATTATTCACATCCAAAGCATCTGGATATTTGGATGTGATTGCGGCGGTCGCGGCAGCACTATCGGCTGAAAGTGCATTAAGATCTACAATAACTTTACTCTCCAGTTCTTTTATTTTTTTAGGTGTATAATAAAGCTTAGGGCAGGAGTTTATAGCACTGCCGAACAGCTGTTGTTCCCACTGTTGTATAATATTACCGTTAAACCCGCCCACATACTGTATGTTACCTGGGGCATCTATGAAACCTTTTATGTAAGGATTACACTCCCATACAAGTTTTTTTATGCCTGGATTTTTATATGTGTTATTGTTTGAAACATACACATCTATACCAAACACATGCGCGGCTTCAGGTATTGTACTGAGTTGCATATTATCACCAAGCCCTCCCCAAGGTTGTGATATGACTATCATATAGCTTTAAATAACCCTGTAAGTATGTTGGAAGTCTGTCCGTCCCCTTTTCTAATAGCGTCTTCTATGTTGGATGAAGCCACAGAGTTATAACCCAGCTCAGTCATGAAATTAACCAAGGACTGTTTATTAAAATGCCATAGATGCTCATCAGGTCTCCTGTGTTTCCATTTAGCAAACCATTCATCTGATAGATAATGACATTCAGGTACAGATATGTATATGTATTTTGTATTTAATTTTTTGATGTCGTAGATGTCGTCAAAATGCTCAAGCACATCAAAAAAGCAAACCACATCGTATTGCTTACTGTAGATGTCAGTCACTTCTGTGCAACCCTTAGGAATAGGATAATCGTTCACCTCAAACCCATAACAGTTAGGTATCACTTTTGCGGCAGCATCCAAGAAATCGCCGTTACCGTAACCGACATCCAGTATGGATGTGATGGTACTATCACATGTACCTAGTAAATAACCTAGACGCAGATACGACATGTATTCTGATAACTTACCATAAGAATCATATCTTTTGGCTATGTATTCAACATCGTATTTCTGCTTTGTATCAAGTATTTTTTCTTGTTTAACGAGACCGTTGTTTAGCTTAGTGTAGTTGTTTAACATATGTGTGAAAGTGGTCGTGACGGAGGGACTCGAACCCTCGATAACTTGCTCCCAAGGCAAGTGCCATAGCCGCTAGGCGACGTCACGGTTATTTTTTAAATTGCATACCTGCCAACGTCCCTAGAAAAGATCCTAGACATGATGGAATTAGTAGCCAATGGTTTTCAATATATCCTATAGCTGTGATACTGGCAACTAGGTTTATTAAAGCTGACCAACTGCTTGCAACATACGGCTTGTTATCTTGTGTCGCTTTAATGTAATGCGTGTAGAAAACATTGATTGCGAATACAGCCAAAAATGTTAGTAGCCAGGGGATCATAATGTATTCGCTTAATGTCTAAAAAATTGGAGCCTTGTGTGGGATTCGAACCCACAAAGAAGTTTCCTTCATACTCGATTACAAATCGAGGCCCTTAGCCAATTCGGGTCAACAAGGCGTTAAAATTAATCTACTCCATTGTAAGTACAAGAATCAATAAGTTTTTGGTTGACATAGGGCACTAGTTATTGTACTAGTGCCCTAGTCATACCAACTATAGCATATTATAGTAGGCCTTGGTCTTTCATCTCTTTATACTGTTTACGGGCTAGTACCATACCCTCAGGCCTGAGGGTATGGTACTAGCCCGTAAACAGTATAAAG